GGGTTAATTACTGGTGTTGGTGTTATGGAAACGCATTCTAATTTCACTAGTCCAAGCGGTAAATATTATGGTTCTGGATCTAACTTGAGTCTATTAGGTTTTAGATGGAATATAGCAATATCTTCAGCTGGTGCAGCCGGCGATTTAAAAGTTGATGTTAGATATGAAAACGTTAATTCAGGGGTTCAGCATGTCGTGGGTGGCGGACAGCGTATATATGAGCAGACAATTATTTCTACTAGTGTACCTGTTGCATCCTCATTTAATGAATGTGGTGAGATATTAATAACTCCAGTTCCTTTAGTACAAAATAAAGTGTATTTTGTGGATATTTCAGGTATTGACTTTTGGGTTTTAAATGATTTTGAAATTGAATTATTAATAGGATAATATGAACAGGCAATTTGACCCCACTGGAAGCGGTTTAACATCTACAAATATAGACGACGCAATAAAAGAAGCATCTACAAAAGGCACACTATTATCAAATAGAATTGTAGTGAATCAGTCAAACGTTTCTTCTACTTTAGGCGGTGTAATAGACAGTAGTAAGGAGTATTTTTTAGATGGTCAGATAAATATGGGTACAATTCAGGTAACTGTTCCGACTACAGGAATAAATATAGCTGGATATAATTTCGATGTTAGTGGACTTTATTCAACAGAGGATAATTATACGATGTTTATCAGTGATGTCATGGGTAGCGGTAATTTTATAGCAAAGGATTATTCTGTAAGTGTTAACGGTACAAACTCAAAAGTATATAATTTAAATGATGCAACAGGCTTTAACGCTTTTGAATTTTCAAGAATAAATTACAATAACTGCAGCAGTTTAGGTGAAATTGATGGTTATCGTCAGGGTTTAGAGGATGGTACTGGTAGATTTGGAGGTTCTCCTTCACTAACACTTTCAGGAACTTGGCTAGGTGGATATAGAATCGGCACATCTATCGTAAGAAATATGGATGATTTAACAATAGAGCCTTTATTTAAGGAAGGATCTAATTTTGTAATGAATAGTAGATTTATAACAGACATGAATGTTGACTTAGGAGATCTTCAGCCATTGTTAGATTTTTCTGATTCAAATTTTCCAAACCCATCTACTTTACAACTTCAAGAAATGATAGTTACAAGAGCAGGAACTATTGACCCAACAGACACAAATATTACTCCAAATATTGAATCTACAGAATTAGCTTCATATTGGAAAAGGAATGTTGGACTTACTAATACTTATGTAGGTGGGACAATAACTGTTATCAGTGAGGAATTAACTACAATTTCATCAGGTTCAACATGGACTGATTTAGAGGGGATTTTCACAGGCACAGGGTTACAGCATTTTACGTCTAACGCTGATGGTCAGTTAACGCATATCGGAGTATCGCCTAGAGAGTTTGAGTTTAGCGGATTATTAATAGTTGAAGGGCCGCAAAATATTTCTTTATCTTTTAGATTTAATAAATGGGATGATTCTGCAGGAGTGTTTATCCCTTTAAATTACACCATCCAAACTCGAACAATAAACGCCTTAGTTGGGGGAAGAGATGTTGCTATTTTTGATATTGATGTAGGCGGTGAATTAGATAAAAATGATTTTTTAAAACTTCAAATTAGAAATAATTCAGGGAACCAAAATATAACATTAGAAAATTCGAGTTATTACAGAATACAGGAAAGGTAAATTTATATATTATGAAAGCGGCAACGGTAATAAGTAAAGATGTTAAAAAGTTTGGAGTTATAAGCATTTCAAATGAATTAACTGATGTAAGTGAAATAAAGACAAAATACATAAACTCGCTATATAATCATGTTCTAGACGGTATAATAGAATTGTATGAAGAAATTAATGGTAAATACGAAAAGATGCCATTACAGCAGAGCTTAAGAAAATTAAGGTACTTAGAGGTATACAGGAATAAATAGAACAATATTTATACTAAATAATTATTAAAAAAGCAAGCTAATATTACATATTTAAACCAATGAAAATCTTGAATTGGTTTAAAATTATTAAATTAGCTTATGAGTGAATTAATGAAAAAGGTAGATTTTATAAATGATATTAAGTTTTTGCTTGGATCGGGTGCGACTTATTTAATATCGCATAAACTGGACGGTTTAATTGGCCTTTTAGGGGCTTTGGTTGCCTTTTGTTATGGTTTATACCGTTTTTATAAACTATATATTGATATAGAAACATCCAAAATAGAAAGAGACATTAAAAAAATAGAATTGAAAAATTTAAAAAAAACTTACATTGATTAAAAATATGAAAAAAAAATTTTGGGAAACGGGTTTTGGTAAGTTTATTTCAAAGGCAGGTAAATCTATACCGGAAGTTTTAACTATAGGGTCGAAAGCGTTAACAGGTAATTTTCCGGGAGCGATTCAAGAGGTTGGGGAGTTATTGAAAAATAAAAGCTCTGAGAGCGAAGAAAATGAATATTTAATGATAGAGTTCGAAAAGTTTAAAATGGGCTTTCAGAAGGAATTATATGAGCTAGAAATAAAGGATAGAGATAGCGCAAGAAAAAGGGAAGTATCATTGTTAAATGCTGGAGGCTCTGATTGGATGATGAATGTAACAGGAATAATAGGATTACTTTCATTTATTTTAATTGTTTGTTCTGTTATATGGATTCCTAGCGTCAAAAATAATGAATTATTTATTCATTTAATGGGGATGGTTGAAGGTGTTGTTATTGGCAATATATTCGCGTATTATTATGGATCTTCAAAGACATAAAAAAAGAGGGTTAGTAATATAAATATAGTAGTCGACTCTGTATTAAAAACTAACCCTCTGATAGATTCAGAATACAATAATATTAAATGATTTATATAATTCCAAACTGGCTAAGAAAATATTTAGGTAAAGAAGATTTATTTACCGTTCAAGCGGCTAATTATCTCCGTTCTAAGTCTCTGTTATTTCATCATACATTTAATGAGGGGAAAAGGTCTAAGACAATGCAAGCTAAATTAAAGGGTTTTGGAGTTATGACCGGAATACCTGATTTTTTAATATTTGAACCTAATAATAAGTATATTGGACTAGCAATAGAGCTTAAAGTTATTTACGACAATAACGTTAAAAATAGGCTTAGTAAGAATCAGATAAAAGCTCAAGATGATTTAATCAACAAAGGATGGAAATGTGTAACTGTCTGGGATATAGACAGTTTTATTAATGAAATAGAAATATTCAGAAAAGATTAATATTTTTTTAACTTATTTTTGGATAGTTTATAAAAAAAAGGCATATTGCATTCATAATAAAAACAAAAAGTATGAATTTAGAATTATTAAATAAGCCATTGTGTTTAGATGATATTGAGTTTAGAATTCAATCGATAAACAATGGTAAGTATGCAACTATTTTGCCTTATAAAAATGCAAGAGTAGATATGCAAAGACTTGATGAGGCTGTAGGTGCATTATTTTGGAAACGGGAACATTCCAGAGATAATAAAAATTGCACAGTTTCAATATGGTGTAATGATATAAATGAATGGGTTTCAAAAGAGGACACTGGAACAGAAAGTAATACAGAACAAGAAAAGGGTTTAGCTTCAGATTCTTTTAAAAGAGCTTGTTTTAACTGGGGTATTGGAAGGGAGTTATATGATTATCCGGTTATTAAAATTAAATTAAAAGACGAAGAAATTCAATCTACAGGAAAAGATAAACCAAAATATAAAGCATCTTATGATTTTGATTTAAAAAATTGGGTATGGGGTTATGAATTCGAAAATAATAAAATTATTGCACTTGGTGCAAGAGACCAAAAAGGTAATGTTAGATTTAAATGGGGAAATTTTAAAACAAAATAAATATGAGTTACAAAGTAAGAGGTAAGATTGTTAAAATAAGTGATATTCAAGAATTTGATTCTGGATCAGCAAAATTAACTTATAGAATAGACACAGGAGAAGAATGGAATAATATTCTAGAATTCGAAATGTTTAAGAATGCTGAATATAAAGAACAATTATCTAAATTTATTGAATATAATAATGTTGGAGACAAGGTTGAGGTTGAATTTAAACTAAAGTCTAATCATTGGGTAAAAGATGATAAAGATAAGGTATTTATTGGGCTTACTTCATGGAGAGTTGAAAAATTAACTGAGACGCAATTAAGTCAAGAGAATACTTCGGTAAACAATGATGAAGATAATGATTTACCTTTTTAATTATGAAAGTTTACACAATTGTTAATTGTTATAGCGGTGAAATTATTGAAGTAACCGCTATATATTACGAAATAGATAAATTTCAACATAACTTTTATAAAGATGAAAACGGTAATATTCTGGAATCATCTTACAATACAAGAAATTGGGATATAAGAAAAGTAAAAAATAATGGAAGAAATTAAAAACTTAGAATTTGAATTTTCTGAAATAGAATACGAAATGATTCAGGAATTTGCAGAAGAAAATAATTTGGAGATTCAAAACTATAAAAGCAAATATGGAGGAAATGAAGCAATAAAGTATTTTATTAAAACATCTGAATTAGTTGAATTTGAAATTAATTCATTTGGAGACATAGAAAGCCGGTGGATAAGCGCAAAAATTAAAAGAGATAACACTAAGATCGACTCATTATATAACACAGTAGACCTAAAAAACTACTTAATTAGACTTAAAAAAACAATTAAAAATGGCTGGGCGGAAGAAGATCAAAGTAAATCAAAATAATAGTATTATTTCTAAAAAGGTTCGAATGAGCTTTACGGAAGCAATGGAGGAACTAGGAGTTAGTTATCAGACTATTTTCAACATGGTAAAAGATGGCAGACTAGAAACGGAAAAAATTGGTAAAAGAAAAAGAGTAATTGTATTAAGAAAATGAAAACTATATCAGAGGCAAGGGAAATGATTTTGCAGAACAAAAACAAGGGTATCAATTGCCCTTGTTGCGGGCAGCACGTAAAAGAGTATAAAAGAAAATTAAATTCAGGAATGGCAAGAGATTTAATCAGTCTTTACAGAAAAAAACAAGAATGGAACCATAGAGAGGAGTTTTCAAAATCTCGAGGTAAAGAAATTAGTAAGTTAAAATACTGGGGATTAGTTGAGGAAAAAATAAACACTAATACATCAAAAAGAACATCCGGGATTTGGAGGATTACCAGTAAGGGAATTGCTTTTGTTGAAAATAGAATGCCTATCGAAAAATATGTATACATTTATAACGGGTACGCAAACGGTTTTAGTGAAGAGGAAATTTCTATAACTGATGCACTAAAAGATTATTTTAACTATAACGAATTAATGAAATGCTAATATTTAAGATACTGTTGTGCGTCATTGTTAGCGCATTAATTTTAATTATAATTGATACCGAATGAATTGGGATATACAAGCAATAAAAAACAAAAAAATACATCGAAATAGTATTAAGATGTGTAACCATATAAGAAGGTTAAACTATTGGGAAAGACTTGAGTATGAAATTTATATATGTAAAGGTATGACTTCTGAAGCTGCTTTAAATTCAAAGCTCAAAAGATTAGGTTTTTCTGATGTTGAAATTGAATTAATTGGATTAAAAAGTTGTAAGTTTTAAATTAAAAAGTTATAATTGTATATGGACAACTTAAAAGTAGATCAAACGAAGCTATTAACTGTTAGAAATTTTGCGTTAATGAAAGGGGTGACAGTTCAGCAAGTATATAATTGGATTAAACAGGAAAAGGTTAAAGAAATAAGAATTGATGGAGTTAAATTCATTCAGATATAATTTTTTTACTCTTAAATTTTAATGTTTAAAATATTAAATTATGAAAAACACTAAGCGAAAAGGCTTTAACTTCTTTAGGTCATACTATGACGTTTACAATGAGCTTTCGGATAAAGACAAAGTTCAGTTTATGGATGCCCTTTTAGATAAACAGTTTTTAGGAAAAGAACCAGAAGATCTAAAAGGCATGGCAAAGTTTGCATATATATCTCAAATGAATAGTATTAATACACAAGTAAAAGGATTTGAAGATAAAACAGGTATTGTTCTTAATTCAGAGGCTACGAAAGGGGGTTGCGAAGACCCTACCGAAGGGGGTTACCAAGGGGGTTGCCAAGGGGGGTTTAGTACCCCTACCCTACAAGTAGAAGAGAAAGGGAAAGTAGAAGTAGAAGAGAAAGGGAAAAATAAAAGCACCCCTTTGGGTGTATATTCTGAATTTTTTGAAACTGATAAATATTTAGAATTATGGAAAGAGTTTATTAGTTTGAAAAAAAGAAAGAAGGCAAGCGTAACAGATAGAGCTTTAAGAAGTCAACTTAAAAAGCTTACTTCAATGTCTCAAGATTCAGAAGATATTTATTTGATACTTGAGAATAGTGTAAATAAAGGATGGCTTGATTTCTACCCTTTAAAAGAAAACAAAACAGCTTCAAAAGTGGATCATTTTATAAACGTAGCTCAAGAAGCCATTGAACTTCAAAGACAAAAAAGAAATGAGTAACATTGTAAAAAAGGAAAGTAAAGCTAATTTGATGGAGCGAATACAATCGCTACCAGCAAAAGATCAAGTAATCGAGCTTCACAAGGGAACAAAAAAAATGCGTTATCTTTCCGAACAGGATTGGGAGCATATAACGGCAGAGATAGCAGGGATGGCTATGTTGTTAAACATTTCCAAGATAACGGCGCAAGAGGTTAATTTCGTTATTGATTTTTTAAAGGCAGAAGCAAAAGACATCTCTTTAAGTGAATTTAAGTACGCGCTAACCTTAAACCTTAGCGAGAAGATGGAAAAGAAGGTTGAGGCTTATGGCTCTATTATAAACTACGTAGGTGGAATACTTGCAGAATATCGAAGATATAGGCAGAAACACCTAATCCGGGATAAAGAGGATTTTGTTGAAATCAGTGAAGAGGAAAAGAAGAAAATAGAGATTGATTTGATGAAAGATATTTTTGATGAGCTTAATGAAAAATTTAAGAAAGGTCTATCGAATTTCTCTTACATAGACACGGTTAAATATTTCAATTGTTTGAAGTTTTACGAAATGATGCCAGACTATAAAAATAGAGATCCTGAAGACGCGAAAAAATTATGGCTAAAATCTAAAAAAATATTAGAAAACAATTATGCTTCCAGTATTGACAAGGAAAGTAGAAGCATAACGTCTTATTTAAGGGGTCATACGTGCGATCTAAGAGAAGATCTAGTTAAAAAGGTGTCTAAGTCTAGGGAGAATATTTATAAGGGCTTATTGCTTAATAAATACATTAATGAATGCTTAGATTTTACAGAAGATTTAAATGAATTAAAAAAATAATGCTATGGACAAAAAAATGAAACAAGAAGAGAAAAGAGTTTGCAATCTATTTATTGAGAAAAAAGAAAAAATAGAAATAATAAAGGAAGAGCTAAAAAAGCAAAATAATCATGTTAGGCACCTTAATCTTACTAATCAGTTGAAAATGCTTAGGAGCGAACTATACCATATAAATGAAAGATTAATTTTAATTAAAAAATTAACAAGACATTACAAGTAAAAAATTTATTATTTGTAAATAATACCATATTAATTGCTTGGTAAAATAAAGGTGGTTATATTTGAATTATGAAAAGTAAATGGAAAATAAAAGGAATAGATAATTATGTTTTTGATGAATATAATAATCTGTATAAACTAGGTTTTAAGGATGCTTCTGGTAAATACCAAAAAACAAAAAAAGTATTAAAGCAATATCCTAACAGGTACAGAATAAAAAATGATTGGTATAGTGAAGCTGTATTGCTTAAAAAAAGATTTTTGGACCCTAAACCAATAGATTTAATAAATAATTAATAAAATTCAATGAACAAGAATAAACACACACCAGAAGAATTTTTATATTCTATTGAATACTTTCTTGAGCACTATAAACACTTAGAACATTGTGATCCAAAATATAAGCTTCCTTCTCAATGGTTAGGTAAGCTTCATAAAGTAGCTTGCGAAGAAGTTATAAAGATAAAGGAGAAAGAACCGAGTGCTGGTAATGATAATCGGTTTACTGAACTTCTAAATCATACCAAAGGTATAAGGGAAACAATACTAGAGAATCGGGACTTTAAGGATTCAGAGTTTTTGGTTACAAGCCCAGTCTATTTCGATAATTATTTTGAATACTTTAGTCATTTTGAAAAATTAGTTAAGAAATACGATTATGGTTTGAGCAACTAAAAGGCGAGATTAAGCAGTAGCCTAATGTTTGCTAACGTTGAATCTATGGGTAGAAATTGCCCGAATAAATACATATAAAGATGATTGAATATAAATACCAAAAAGTAAAAGGATTGAGTGAAAAGAAGTTCTTAGAGGATGGACACACTATGTTTGAAGAGGATGTACTACAACGCTTGAAAAGACTTGCATACCTTGAAGAACAGATAAAGCAAGGGCAATTATTACCTATAGCTAATATTAGCCAACGTATATTGTCTGATTATACTGATTGGTTAAATGAGCAAGACCTAACAGTAAATAAAATAAAAACACACGGAGGTTTCAGAAAGTGGTTTGGGCTAGGATGGTTAAATAAAAAAGTAAGCTCAGAAGATTTAGTAAAAAAGTTTTTATCTGAATATGGTGTCTAAAGCCAGTATATCCGCAACGAGTTACGAGTGGCGTGAAGCGATAGCGAAATGCACTATACAGTGTGTTGTGCTTAGTACGGGATTAACTGATAAACTTTAATAGAATGACAGAATTAGAATTAAAAGCATTTATAAGGCATAACGAGCCAGAGACTAGATACACAAAAGACCATTGCTTCATATGGATTCACGGAAGCGACTTAAAAGAGTGGTCTGATTTAATTGAAGATATGCTTGATGAAGGAGGGCATGATTGCACGCTTGTAAGTGATGGGAGTGTATGGTTTGATTTAGGTCATATTTGCGATTACCAAAACATCGACATAAGCAAAATACTAGAACTAGAAGAGTATTAAGCACAACGCTAAGTATATGAGCCTGTACTTGTATGGCTTATATACATTGTTACCAACTTTTAAAAAATGAATTATGTACAGAAGTAAAATAGAATTACACAACGTTGATTGTTTGCTTTTTATGAAGCAATGCGAGGACAATCAATTTGATTTAGCAATAGTTGACCCGCCTTACGGATTAGGAATACATAAAATGAACTATACACAAAGCACAAAAGGAGGCGTTGCTAAACGCAGAGATTACAGTAGTGTTACTGATTGGGATAGTGCCATACCAACAAAAGAGTATTTTGATGAACTGCAACGCATAAGTAAAAATCAAATTGTGTGGGGTGGCAATTATTTTACGGAAATATTACCACCAACTAAAGGGTGGATTCTTTGGGATAAAAGAACTGAAGAAAAATACAACAATGATTTTGCTGATGGTGAAATGGCGTGGACAAGTTTTGACAAACCTTTAAGGATTTACAGATACTTATGGAGTGGAATGTTGCAAGGAAATATGAAAGATAAGCAACAAAGAATCCACCCGACTGAAAAGCCAAAACAACTTTATAAATGGATATTAGATAATTATGCAGAAAAAGGTAGTAAAATAATTGACACTTATTTGGGGAGCGGAAGCATTGCCTTAGCTTGTGATGAACTAAAATACGATTTAGTGGGTATTGAAATTAGTAAAGAATATTTTGATAAGGCAAACAAAAGACTTGACATTGCAAGGAGGCAACAAAGCCTTTTTTAATTGTTGGTAATGCTAAAGCCCAAATAACAGCCGTTTTAATGGCTTGTTATATTATGTTATACTCTTTTAAACAAAACAAATTATGAAAGACTTATTTAAAGCATCAGTAAAAAGTAACGCAAAGATTGAACTATTAGAACCTAACTATGAAGGTATAGCTAAAGTTTTATCTGAGTTTGAAAAATTATACAAGGTTTGTGACAACAAAGAACTACTAGATACGTGCCTAGAGAACTTTTGCATACCTAAACACTTGATTAAACACGATAATTGTGGCTAACGCTGTTGTAATACTTGTTGCGACTTAAAAAATAAAGATATGATAACTAAAGAAGAGTATGAAGAGGCTCAAGAAATAGTATGGGACTATGAAGAGCAATTGAAATTACAAAATGTTAGCCAATGTGCTAATGCTACTGTAATTGATTTAATAGGCATGACACCGCAAGGGAATCAAGTACAATATAGTTTACAAAGACAGCTACAAGAGTTAAGAATAGCGGCAACAAAGCTAGGTCTGTATGATGCAGCCGACTTTATAAAACCGCATTGTGGCTAACGTTGAGTACATAAGGGCGTTTTAATGCCTTATGTACAGTGTTATAGCAAGTTTTAAATTAAAAATATGAAGATAAATAAAACAATACCAAAAGATAAAAGTAGTTACGTTTATTATGCAGATAAAGGGCGTGATTTAATTGCAACAAAACCGCTTTTAATTATTTACAAATTAACTGAAGATGAAGTTAGTTTTAGAAGAGGACAGTATGTACACTCACAAAGAGAGTGGTTAGATTGGGAGTCTTTTCAAATAACAGAAGATGAGTTTATAGGATGGGTAGATATAAGTAATGAATTAGATTTACCTAATTTGCTATAACATCTTGCTATACGGAATAAATTATACCAAATCACTTGTTTTTGTTATTAAACATGGTTATATTTGTTCATATAAAAATAAAAAAGCTATGAAAATAAATAAAAAAGTTGATATTGTTAGAATAAAAAGCCCTGAAAAGCCGGAAGGAATAGAGTATTACGTTTGGTATTGGTACGAACATGTGATAGAAGAAGATATAAATTATTGTGGTAAAGAATTAATATTTTTTATTGAGGATGAAAACGGGGAGGATGTAACATATGAACTTGAGGAAAATTTAAGAAATAATATTTTGGTTTCCGTTTTTGGTGAATAATAAAATATAAAATATAAGATATGAAATTAAGTAAAAATTTAACTTGGAAAGAATTTGAATATAGCGACACAGCTATAAGATTGGGTATATCAAATAAGGTTCCGCCAACTTTGAAAAAATCTGCTATTAATTGGGCTGAAAATATATTTCAACCAATTAGGGATCATTTTGGAGTGCCTATATATTTAAGCTCTGGATATAGAGGGGAAAGATTAAACAAAGAAATAGGAGGTAGTCCTACTAGTCAACACTATAAAGCTGAAGCTGGAGATTTAGATCAAGACTATAGAAACACGGGTGTTTCAAATTCAGATGTATTTTATTTTATTAAAAATAATTTAGATTTTGACCAGCTTATTTGGGAATTTGGAGACAATGATAATCCTGCATGGATTCATGCTTCTTATACTTCAAAAAGAAAAAATAGGAAGCAGGTATTGATAGCTTATAAAGATGATAATGGGAGAACTAAATATAAAAAGTGGGGCAGCTAACGGATGAGTCTATAAGTATTTGCCTAAAAAGACTACATTAACAAAACAGCTATACAAATGAGCGAAATAGATTACAAATATGAAGCAGAGCAAGGTGCTATCTACTGTAAATTTTTGGTTGACATTGTTAAAAGTGATACATCTGGAGATGTTTTTATATGTGGGGAAGATGACTTCGAGCCACAAGAATTTAAAACAGAGGAAGAGGCTATATGTTGGATTGCAAGAAGAGAATGGGGTATATACACTATAACTAAAATTTATTGTAGATAACGCTTAGTGTATGAATCGTTGCGGGATTTTAAATAAAAAAAATAAGTATAATATGTTTGATTTTAATAAAGCAGATAAAACAGGAGACAGAAGTAGCAATGATTTATCACACATTGTTACCAAACGTTGTTCTAATTTTGAACACGTTTTAATTAATTGTGATGACCAAGTAACAGTAAGAGAATTATTAAAAGAATTAGTACCGATTAATATTCAAATAGAGATAACTGAAAGATTTAATCAAGAATATGCAAAAAGGCAGATTGCCCGTAATGGTTGGTAACTGAAAAGTATATGAGCCGTTGAGCGATAAATTAATTGAAAGAACTTATATTATGAGTAAAAAACAAAAGCAAATAGAAAGCACTGACAATGGCTTATATACATTGTTACCTACCGTTTATCCTTTGATTGATAATAAACGATGGTACGCTGAGAATGGAACAGTTTATAATGAAGCGGACGAAGATTTTAGAATCTTAATGGTTTGCGGAGAAAATAGTGAAATGAACCTACCTAATGATGTAGCAGAAAAAATAGCTGAATATCTAAATGGTAGGTAACAACTAGCTATACGGAATATTAAATAATAAAAATATGATAGAGATAAAAACAGGAAAAATTGACTATATAGTAAATTGTGATTTTGAAAAATTTGCAAATGAACTAAACAGTCCAGAAAAATTTATAACTATAACATTTTATCAAGTATACAATGACAAAAAAGAAACTTTTTACTATAAGAAAGTGTGTTGTTTACATAAGGACGAAATAGAGGTGGTAGAGCCCTCTGTAATATATGAGTGGGATAAGATAAAGGATAAGATACTTGTCTATGAATAGTATTCACTACAACGTTTAATGTAAATTTTGAAGCGATGGAACAAGAAATAGAAAATATATTACTAAACAGTAGTTTAACAGATGGTGAAGTATCAAGGCTTACAGGTGAGCTTTTGAATTTAGATATTGTTAGCGGTTGTTTTCCTACTCAAAAGGAACTAGAAGAAAAAAACGCCCTCGCTGATAGTTGGGGCAACACTTCACACCCTGATGAATGCTACAAACAAGGGTTGAAAGATATGTATGAAGCAATAGTCAAAGAACTCAATAACCGATAACATTGAGTATAAAAATCTGGTGAGGCACGAACTTGTTTTTATACAGTGTTACCCACCGTTAAAATTATAGATATGAATAAATTAAAAGAACTATTAAGTAAGTGTAAGGCGAGTGTATCAATAACTGTAAACCAACATAGAGATTATTACCAAAGTGTTGAAGAACATATCGAAGAACAAGCTTTGATTGATGAAGAGTTAATTGATGAAATTGGTAAGGAAGTGTATGAAGAAATGAAAAAGACTAATACCATTGTTGAAATACAAGCTTATCCAGACACGCCAATAGGAAGTTATAGGTTATTCCATTATGACATTGACAAAGCGATAGATATAATGCTAAGTTGTGTTAATGGTGGGTAACGTTGAATGTAACAAGCGTAATTTTTAACAATTAAATACGGATAAAATGAGTGTAGATTTAAAGGATAAGTACAGAGAAGAAACAAACAAAGACGTATACAGTGAAGATAATGTATACGGTGGTAGCGGAGGTAGTTATAGTGACCAATACGTTAAATGGCTAGAGAAACAAGTTAAAAATAATGATTTGTTACATAGTGTTAGCGGTACAAGTAGAGTTGATTTAGTGGAAATGTGGCGAAATTATAGTAGTGACTTATTTGCAAAAAGGATGTTCAAAGGTGAAACACACCCAATTACAGAAGATGAGTCTTTTGAAATAATGATGAAGATACTAAATGATTACCGCTAACGAGTTTGTGTATGGTGTCGTTTGAGGCACGAAAATGCACTATACATATGTTGTGTGTAGTGCGGATTATTAACAGATAAAACTTAATTAAAATGATTACAAAAGATTACAAAAGATTACAAAGAAGAACACGAATTAGTAAGAAAAGAATTGTGGATGAGAATAGCTTGTGCTTATGTAAATAGTAGTAATAGTACAAGTAAAGAGTACGCTTCTAAATGGGCTGACCAAGTGTTAAAAGATTTTGATGAAAGGTTCAAAAACCCAAACGAATAGCATTACACACAACGCTTGTGTATGCTCTGTATGGAGTGCAACGGAATATGGAGTATAAACCTTGTTATAAGTATTTTAATTATGAACACAGTATATTTTCAACCACCGGACATAAAGAAAGAATTTTGTGAAATTGGTATGATTTCAGAAACCGACCCAAATTACATTTGGTACTTAGATGAACCATGTAAAGTATTAATCAAAGATGTAAAAATAATAGACAAGGAAAACGTAACCTATGACAAAAAGAATAGGGTACATAGAGTAAAAACCTAATTACTTATAACAACTAGCTATACGGAATATTAAATTTGATACCACAAAAAATATGGATAAATTCAAGGAAAAAAATAGTATTAATAAATAATAATAAATTTACGTTAAAACAATTAGTATAATTATTTATACTTTTTTTGTCTAAAATTTATATATTAACGGTGTCTAAAATGGCAATTAAAGGATTAAATAACGATAACTTACCATTTTAATAATTATGATAATAATAACAAAAAACGGGATTTCGAAAAAAGTTGCAACAGGGTTTAGCTGGAAAGCTTTATTATTTGGGATCTTATACACAGCATCAAGAGGAGATATAAAAGGTTTTTTTATTCAAGCAGCGTTGTCAATTTTAACATGTAACTTATACCAGTTCGTAATGCCTTTTGTAGTAAATAAAATTTACTTAAGAAGAATGATTGAAAACGGATGGATTATAAAAGATTGGGAGGGTATATAATATGACTACAGTAGAAATGTTAAAAAGTAAGGGAGGAAGAAAAAGAGCTTATGAAACTCCGGAACTATTAGAAGAAGCTTTTTATGAATATGTTGATTGGGAATTCTCACGAGATGAGTTTGATATTGTAAAACAAAAGTCTCAAAAGAACGCTAAAAATGATAAAGATATTTATGAGGAAAGAACAAAAGTTCAAAGCCCTCTTTCAATTTATATGTTTCAAACTTATATAGGAAGAAGCGAAAGCTGGCTAAAAGAATTTGAGAAAAAACTAAAAGAAAATCCTGAAGAAAATAAAAAGTTTTTGTCGGTCATCAAAGGAATAAGAGAGTTTATTAAGGATCATCAGATAAAAGGCGCTCTTTCTGGAAAGTATAAAGAGAATATTATTGCTAGACTTCACGGAATAAAAGAACAGCAAGAAACTGAAGTAAAAGTGGATGTGAAAGGCATAAAGTTTTTTGATAGTGAAGATGAGTAGGTTATATGATTTAATAATTTGGGTGATATTATATCCAATAGTATATACTATAATTCAAGAGTGTTTTTTTAATTAGAAATTGATTAACCTTTCTAGTAAATATAAACCATTACTGCAATTACCAGATGCAAGAACAATTGTTAATTCTGCCGATTATGATTTTTTGAGTGAAGAAAAGAAAAAGTATTGGTATCAATTATCAAAAGTAAAAACTGTAATAATAACTGGAGGAAGGGGATCGGGGAAGTCTTTTACCGTAGAGCTTCATGCTCAAAATTCAGCCGAAAAGTATGGACACAAAATTTACTATACTCGATTTACTAATGATAGTTTATATGATACAGTTATATCCGACTTTGAGAAAATCATAGAGATAACCGGCATGGACTCCGGAGTGGTGCAAAAGAATAGAATAGACTTTCCTCATAATAATGGAGAAATAGTATTTAGAGGGCTTAAACGTGGATCTAAAGCACAAACAGCAGGAGGAAAGGGAATTAGTAAGTACAACCTTCAAATTGTAGAGGAAGCAGAAGAACATCCTTCGTTAGCTGAATTTGAAAAGATGCAGCTATCATTAAGAAATGAAAACTTTCAAAACTATTCAATACTCTTATTAAATCCTACTACTAAAGAGCATTGGATATATAAGGAATTCTTTGATGAAAGAGGGGTAAAGGGAGGTTTTAACGGAATCAAAGACGATGTTCTTTATGTTCACACAACTTATTTAGACGTTCCTAAAGAAAACCACACCGAAGCAAACTGGGATCTTTATATGGATTGTAAAAAGCATTATGAGATTTACAATTCAATGACAAAAGAAGAAAAAGAAAATTCACCTTCTAGAACTAAAAGACTTTACAGAAGATATAAATATGAAATACTAGGGGGGTGGCTTGAGAAGGCTGAAGGTGTAATATTTAAAGATTGGGATGTTTTGGATAAATTCCCAGATAGTATTGATTATGTGTACGGAATGGATTTTGGATTCTCTCCAGACCCTACAACTTTGGTAAAAGTAGGAATAGACAAAAAAAATAAAAAGCTTTATGTTGAGGAACTTTTTTATAAAAAAGAGTTAAGCACAACAGAAATATATGAAAACATAATTATACACGTTAAAAACAGCGAATTAATAGTAGCAGACTATTCCGATCAAATAACAATAAACGAATTAGTTAACAAAAACTTAAACGTTGTTCCTTGTCAAAAAGGTCCTGGAAGTAGGAGAAAGGGCGTAAAAGACATGTTAGACTATGATATAATTGTTTGCGGAGAAAGTAAAAACTACAAAACAGAATTGAATAATTTTTGTTGGAGCGATAAAAAGGCTGGAATTCCAGAAGATGGATGGGATCATTGTATAGATCCAACCAGGTACGCATTAGAGAAACTAAGTCAAACTTTCTTTGTTTGTTAAATAAAAATACATAGATTTGAATTATAAATAATTATTAACGGTTTCACGGTGAACGTTTTTAATTTATTTTCTCCATAGTTTTACCACCTCTCAAAGGGGTGGTTTTTTTATGCTTAATTTTTTTTTGCTAATTTTTTTAGTATTATTGCTAATATTATTAGTAATTAGCAAATAATGAATTTTATTCAAAAAGCACTAGTTAACTTCGCTTTCAAAAGTGGGGCATTAAATTATCTTAATAATACTTATTCAAGTCAACTGTATGGTTTAGGCTCTGGGTATTCTTCTATAATAGAAAAAGACGACAATCAATTTATAGAAAAAGGTTATGCTACAAATACAGATCTTTATTCTATAATTAGACTTATAATTCAGTCGTCTAATACTATACCTTTTGAGGTTTACAAAAAAACTACAGACGGGAATATACTTGTAGATGAAGAAAATGATTTAGTACAGTTAATACGAAAGCCTAACACTGAACAAACAGAGCAGGAATTCAGGGAAAAAGCTTTATTGTATTTGTTACTTACTGGAGATTTATTTCTATACGGTGTTTCTCCTGTTGGTTTTGCGGGTTTAATTGGAGAGATGGAAGTTTTGCCGTCTAACATTACAGAAGTAACCGTAAATAATCAAAACCAAAAGACAGGATATGAATTAACTATTAACGGAAGAACAAAAAAGTATTCATTAGAAGAAGTATGGCATGGTACTTATATAAATCCAACCATATACGGAATAGAGAGCCATAGGGGTATGTCTCCACTTCAGGCAGCTTATAGGACCTTGTCAGCCTCAAACCAAATCATAACTTCACAAGATTCATTCTTTAAAAATAAAGGCGTTTCTGGCATTTTATCCAATGGATCGGATAATATATCATTTCAGTCTGAACAAGCGGAGATGATACAAAAAGCAACCGACAGAAAGCTAGGAGGTGCTAATAAAACAAATCAAATAGTAGCAACTAATGCAAATGTAAAGTTTACTCAGCTAGGAATGTCTCCACAGGATTTAGAAATGATTAAATCAGGAGATATGACACTGAGGCAATTGTCTAGAGCTTACGGCATTGATAGTAAATTGTTAAATGACCCGGCAGCTTCTACTTATAGCAATCTTACAGAAGCTCAAAAGCAAATGTTTACAAACGCAGTAATCCCAAACAATGAAAGACTTTTATCCTACTATAATAGGTTTATTGTACCGGCTTATTCAAAAAGAGATAATACTGAATATTTTATAAAACAGGATTTATCTAAAATTGAAAGTCTACAAGGAGATAAAAAAATGGAAGCTGAAAAGAACAAAATTGTTTCTGAGGGTATAATGTCAGTTTTAAGTAACAATATTTCAATTGAAGCGAAGCACAAAATACTTGAGGATGTTTACGGTATTAGTGAAGACGATGCTAAAATTCTAACAAATGGAACAGGAAACGAAGAGTAATTATAGTAATAGTAAGTTGTTTTGTAAAGAGTTTAAAAAATCTTTGAAAGAAAAAACAAAAGAAAAAAAGACTTTAACAATAAATAAAAAGCATGATTTGCAAGGAACTAAATAAGGAGTTTACAAATAAAAGAGAGCTTTTTGATGAATTAAAGGCTAATAAAGAGCTTCTAATAAAAGAAAAGAAGTCCCAGGTTTATAAATCATATGAAAAAGGTTTAGGCGTATCTCTTAAGCCCCTTAAAATCAACACCATAAAGGGCTTAGAAATGGACTCCGAATACCATTATATTGCAGTTAATACTACAAATATTCTTGATAGTCACGGCGACTTACATGTAAAAGGTATATGGAATAAGAGCGTAAAAGAGCAACAAGGAAGAAACTATTTAGTTACAGACCACAAAATGGAGCTTTCTAATGTAGTAGCTAGAAAAGAAGATGTTGAAATGATTATAGCCGACGTTAATTATTCTTCAATAGGAAAAAGCTATGAAGGAGAAACACAAGCTTTAATATATAAAATTAGTAAAGAAAAGGTAATCAATTCATTAGCTAAAGAATGGCTAGAAAGTGGTAACGACATTGAAGCTTCTGTAAGAATGCAGTATGTCAATGTTGACTTAGCCCTAAACTCAGACGCTAATACCGATAAAGCCGAAAAAGCTTTGTACGACCAGCATTATGATACGATTGCAAATAAGAAAGATTTTGATTCTATAGACTACTTTTGGGTTGTAAAAGAAGCTAAGAATGTCGGAGAATCAAGTCTAGTTCTTGCTGGTAGTAATGGAGTAACTGGACCAATTAACAATTCAAATGTAAACAATATTAAAAACACTGAGCCGGAGCCAACCACTCAGGGGCAAAAACCTTTTGAGCCAGTCAATGGAGCTACTCGAGAGAACAAAAGTTTATCAATATACAATTTAATTTAAAAATGAAAACGCTTAAATCTTTATTAGAAGAAAAAAGCATCTCTCTTGAACAGTTCGAGGGATTCGATGCAGAAAAAAAGGCCGAACTATTTAATGAACTAAATGCACAAAACGAAAAAGCATTCAAAGAGTTAAAAGAGGCTGAAGGTGAGAATTCAAAAAGCATTTCAAAAATGCAAGAAGAATTATTATCTATCAAGAATGAACAATACAAAGAGCTTAAAGCAGCACTTAAAACGCAAGGATTAGAACTTGAAAAAGTTAAGAAGACAGGCGTGAGTTCAGAATCTAAATCTTTTGGATCTTTACTTAAAAGCCAATTAGAATTAAACTCTGATTCTTTGGCTAAAATGAAAAACGTTAATTCAAAAGAAGACGTTAACATTACGGTAAAGGCTCCAATGCTAAATTCTACTAATGTTTCAGGTGGAAACGTTCCGGTTGAGGACAGGCTAGAAGGATTTAACACTATACCATCTAGATCAATAAAATTCTTAGATGTCCTTTCAAAAAGAACAACATCTTCTAACGTGGTTTCTTGGGTATACCAAGCAAACAAAGGAGGTTCTGCTGGTCAAACAGCTGAAGGGTCTACCAAGAACGAAATTGATTACGATATTGTTGTTGCTAATGAGTCAGTTAAAAAGACTACAGCATATATCAAAGTATCAACTGAAATGTTGGACGACATAACATGGATTCAGTCAGAAATCGAAGCTGAATTGATGAGAGAATTACTGAAAGCCGTAGAAACTCAAGCTTATGGAGGAGACGGAACTGGTCAAAACTTAAACGGTATTAGAACGGTAGCTTCTGCTTTCTCTGCTGGTTCTTTTGCTAGCACCGTAGATAATGCAAATGAAGTAGACGTTCTATCTGTTGCTATGAATCAAATTATGGTAGCGCAAGAAAGAGACAGTGCAGCTAATTATATATTTATGCACCCGTCAGATGTTACAGCGTTAAAACTTGTAAAAGTTAGCGCAACAGATAAGAGATACGTTGATAGGCTTGCTATTATTGCGGGGCAACTTTCTCTAGATGGTGTTCCAATTATTCCTACAACTTTAGTAACTCAAGGCGAGTATTTAGTTGGTGACTTCAACCTAGCTATACTAGTTACTAGAACCGACGTATCTATCAATATTGGTCTTGATGCGGACGATTTCACTAAGAACTTAAGAACCATCTTAGCGGAATGGAGAGGTTTAACATTAGTTAAAAATAATGATAGAACTGCTTTTGTTGCTGGTGTATTTGCAACAGATGCGGCCGCTTTAGAAGTATAAATTTAAAAAGGGGGCTAACGCTCCCTTTAATCTAAATAATATAATTATGCTTAAGATTGTAGGTACAAAAAAATCAAAACACCTCGAGGAGGGTAAGGTTTATAGTGTTTCACAAGAAACTGCAAATATTCTAATTCAAAAAGGCTTTGCTACAAAAGAAGGAGATGAGCCAAAAGAGAAAAAGAAAACAACAAAAAAATCTGCTAAGAAGTAATGGCTAATATTATACAAGTTTCAGACTTTACAGGAAGGTACAGCATAGCTAAAAATGTGTATACTGAAGCGAACATTCAGGATTATATCGATTACTATGAAAAAATATATTTAACCGAATTGTTAGGGGCTGAATTGTATAATTTATTTATATCTGATTTAGTTAGCGGAGTACCTCAAGATCCTATTTATCAAGCAATATTTAACCCATTTAGCTTAGATGAAAACAATTGTCTTATAATTAGCGATGGGATAAAAGATATGATTTTAGGGTTTTGCTTCTTCGAGATAATGAGAAAGTCCGATGCGCAACAGACAATTTCTGGTAATACTAGGAATGTAATGGATAATAGCAGCAACATTTCTCAAATACAAGCGGGTTTATACACATCATACAATACAAGTATTAAATCTTATGATGCTATACAGTGGTTTATTTGTGATAATGAGGTGAATTACCCAACATATAACGGACAGGAAAAAAATACTACAACATGGTTGTAATACCGAATACGGTTCAAATTGTTAAGGATTTAGTTAGTTTAATTACTCCTACTATTAATATCTCTGATATTATAGATAACGGTAATGATGTCTTTACTATATACACTTGCAATACATACTATCTAACGATAGAAATGGAAATAAATTTGAACGGGACAACCTATAAAGTGATTGAGGTTAATATTAATGAGAGTTTCACAATCTCTAAGATACTTTCCTCTGATCCTGACCCGGCAGGAACAACGTTAAAACTTAACGCTCCGTTTTTCTTCAATGGTACTATAATTTCTACTCGTAGAGAATTAGATAATATTGAAGATTGGAGGCTTAAGTACCCAATGGTGTTTTTATATGAGCTTTTCGAAGATACTGGTATAGTTGATAATACTAATTCAGTTGGATATGAAACTAGAGTTAGACTATTCTTTATGAATCAAACAGACCCAATTAATTACACAAGTTTACAACAAAACGAGCTAATTATTGAGCCAATGAGGGCCTTATCTCAAGAGTTTCTTAATGTGGTTGAACAAAACAGCTCTATAGTAAACAAATTAACTTCAGACTGGAGGTTAAGAAACTGGGTTAATTTCGGGAAATTTGAAGCAGAAAAAGGGATGGTTAAAAAATTCTTTACAGATGATTTAAGCGGTTGTGAGTTAAATATAAACCTACCAATTAAGCGCAGTTATTTAGATGAAAAGTATTGTAAATGTTAAAAATTAAAATTTAAAAAAATGGCTATATGCTCATGTAACACAGGATTCAGCAATACAGGCTATTCCTGTACAGTAAACGGTCAAGTAATTTCGGCCAGTATCTTTTTTAATAGATACAAAACAGATGGGACATTTAATGGTATTGATTTCGAAGCGGAAGCAGTTGATGGTGTTTTACCAGCTTCAGTAATTGAATCAAGAATAAACGATGCAAACCCAGATGACAGATGGTACCCGGTGGGCACTTTCGAGAACGTTGTTGATGAAAGAGCAGAAAATATCACTCAAACATTTAATTCTGGCAACAGTGTAAAAATTAAAGACGGTATTAGAAGCTTTTCAGCTTTATTAATTAAAAAATCTCCTGATTATGCTGGTAAATTAGAGTCTTTTGCGTGTGGAGATATTGCAGTAATGCACATTGATACAGACGGTAATCTAATAGGTGAATCATTAGATGGTAATTTCTTGAGAGGTATTTCTATAGATAATAATACTTTCAGTGCTATCTATGCTAAAACTACAGACACGGAAGTATCTGCTATTAATTTAAGTTATGCATATTCTCAAACTGTTGACGATCAAAACCTTTCTTTAATAGGGGCAAATGAAAACGCTACAGACATGAAGAACGTAAGAGGTTTACTTGATTCTGTTTTATCTTATCAAACAACTCCAACAATTACAACTTCAGTAGTAAAAGCAGAAGTTATTTATGGGATGAGTATTTCGGATAAAATAGTTTTAAAATCTCTTAGTTTGGCTGATTTTTCAGTTCAAAATGTTACTCAGTCATCTTCTGTAACGATTGATTCAGTAGATACAACGCAGTCTTCTTCTGGGGTGTATACTATTTCTTATTCAAGTGGTGTTTCATCTTCTGATGTAATAGAGGTGTCTGCAACCGCAACAGGTTATGAAATTAAGTCAGTTTTGGGTACTGTTTCCTAATGGCATTAATTAAAAAGTTTGGAGCTGTTGAGATTAATGTCTTAGCAGCTCCTTCTTCTAAAGATAAATTTGAAGAAATTTATAAAGGAAAAGTTCCTAATTTAGAAGAAGCATGGAAAGAAATAAGTAAGCACGTTACAGTTGAAAGTAACCCAGTAAAAAAGAAGAGAAAAAGAAAAACCAATGGTTAAGCTTGAGCTTCAAACTGGTGGGTCTTTTATATTGGTAAACCCGGCTTACATAATTAGAGCTGAGATTATAAACCCAGGATCAAGCCAATATATAAGGATATATATGCCTAACGGTTCAAGCTTAGATCAATTTGACTTAATATATGAATCAGAGGAGCAACTAGGGGACATTCTAAAGAATATAATATAAAGGTGGGGGTCTAATACTTCCACTTTTTTTAGTATATTTTTTGATAGTTAGTAAAAAAATATTATTATTGTATAAACAAAACTAAAAAAATGATGGAAAAAACACCTAAAAAAACCTTAATTGAATTAAATGAAAACAGTTGGTCCTACCATGATGAAGCTATAACTTACACTTTTTCAGATCTTGGCGATTATGAAGTGGATGAAATGGGTCGCTTAAAGATATTTACTAACATTGATTTGGTTGATGTTAACGGCTTTAGCAGTAATAACGATTTTAAAGCTATATGGGGAAATGTAGAGTATATTAATGTTGAAATTATTTAATTACCTACAACGCTCTGGGAATTGAATAAACTTTAAAAACAAAATACAAATGGAAAAACGAGCAAAACAAAATTCTTTTTTATACCGTGTTATGCGTTGTAAGAGATTTATTTTTTTTAAAGAGAAGTATAAAGGTCATTGGACTATTGTACCAACAATACACATAGATAATGTCACAAATAAAGGTACTACAATAGACTTTGATTTTTTACAATGGTGTTTTAGTATGCAGATTTATAACGCATAACGCTTGTGTAAATGCCGTGCAAGTGTTACAAATTAAATTAACGGCTACAAATTAAACATGGCATTTTACACCATGTTATAAAGACTTATTATGAAGTTTTACAAAACATATAATTTAAAGCCTATAATCTCAGTTGATGTAATTAGACAAGATGGTGATTACTACTATTACCAAGACACTTTTAATTACAAGAGGGAAAGAAGGTTTAAATTAAACGAGAATATAAACAATGTTGTTTATCATAAATCATATGATGACGCTAAGATATACCTAATTAAAGAAATTGAATTAAAACTATCTGCATTAAATAGTAGTAAATTAAAGCTAGAGTCTTTACTTAATTCTTTATAACGTTGATGATAAGGTGTCGTGGCTGCCTGAAAGTGCCTCAGAAATTTAAATAACAAATTAAATGAACAAAGAGAAAGAAAATATCCAAACCAATAGCCATGCACCCTTATCTGGTGTTATCGGTCGTAATTTATCGAATGATGAGTTAGAGGAAGGTTTGATTTATTGGTGTAATCTCAGCAACAGAACCGTATTGGTAACATCTGTATCACATGAGAAGTTTAAGAATCCATTTACAGGAAAAGTGACAGACTACAAGAAAGTTGATGCTCTAGCATTCTTCAATGGAGTGTACGATACAATCCAAGTATGGGACTACATGTTAGCAGAGTATGACCGATAACGCTTAGGCTAAACGGTCGTTTTAATGCCGTTTTAGCCATTGTTAGCAACTTTAAACGGATAAATAAACTAAAATTTAAAATATGACACCAAAAGAAAAAGCAGAGGAATTGTACAACATATTTGATATGATAATATACTCTGACCAAGACGAACACGACCAATGTAAAAGATGTGCTATAAGATGTGCAGAACAAGTGATAAATACATATGATTTGGAAGGGTATGACGAAGAAGATAGCAAGATGGAATATTGGCAACAAGTAAAACAAGAGATTAGCTTATTGTAGCTAACGGAATAGTATAAACGACTTTAAATAAATACGATATGGAAACAGTAATAACAATAAATGTAGTAGAATGGGTTTTATACCTTGTAGTAATTTGGTTAGCACTTAGTTTAGCTGATAGCACTTTGGCTCTTTATAAGAGATACCTTGAATGGAGAATAAAAAAACTTAAAGAACGCAAAAAGTAGTATTTATTTATTGCGTTTATACCTTGTTGTGTTCTCGTTTTAATGGAATACAACATCTCGCTATACGTAATATAAAATTTGATACTAAAATATAAATTGAAAGAGAAAGAAAAACAAAACATTCATAATAAGTGTTTTACATGTTTTTTTATAAATTCTAAGCAATGTTTAGACCCTAAAAGATGTTACAAAACTAAAGAAGAAAAGCCTAAACAATTAAATTTATTTCAAAATGATTAAAGTAAAAGAAGTTAATAGAATAGAAGACATTGATTTTTATTTAACAGAAGATAAAAACTATGAAATTGAAGTTTACGACATTCAAAACAATATAGCGATATATGAAGCTTATACAAAATACAATAGTTTTGAATTAAAAATTATTAGTGATGCATCCGAATATTATCGAGTAGAAGATTTAAAAACCTTATTAAATAAAAACAAAATTGAATTTATTTCGTTTGTAATAAGAAAGGATAATGATGTTATAGAAGCTTTTGAATATAAGAATTTATAAAGTAGTTTAGGTTAAACGAGGATTAAGGGAGTAGCTAAAATTAGTTACTCCTTTTTTTGTATATTTACTTAATGGATGCTATAACCGAGTATTTGAATAGGCTAATTAAATTAGAGCAGAACTCATTTAAGTTGATATTTGATGCTAGGGAAGTAAAAGATGAGATAATCCGACTGGTTACAGTAGAACAGCTTTACGAAAGAGGAGTTGACGGTAATGGGGAAAGCTTAGGAGAATATTCTGAGTTCACAAAACAAATTAAGCAGTTAGAAGGGCAAAGATTTGACCATATTACGCTTAATGATACGGGTGAGTTTTATGAAAGCTTTGAGGTTATAGTAGATCAAGATTCTTTTACTATTACTGCAAATGACAACAAAGGAGATAAGAGGCTTTTTGATGTTTATGGTGAAGATGTAGCTGGTTTAACAGACGAAAGTTTTGATGATTTATTTTTGACAATACGTGATATTGTTTATGATTTATTAATTAGTATTCAGGTTTGAAGTGGTTTAAAAAAAATATTGAAGTTGAATTTTGGGATGACATTTCCACAATGCCTTTCTTTTATTGGAGAAAGATACATGAAACGGGAGAGGCTGATTATGTGGTGAAAAAAGGAAAAGCAGAAGAAAAGGATATTCGAAAGGCTTGGCATGAAATACACAATCAGTACATTAAAAAGTACGGGTTAGATAATAAAACAAAATTATTTCTACAAAAAAAGAAAAGGCTTGCTACATACATAAACAAATATCTATCCACTGGTAATAGAGTTTATGAAATGGAGGTAGATATAATGCGAAAAGAATTTGAACAGGATGCTGAAGGAAAAGATGAGGTTCAGGATTACACTACTATAACTAGTAATATAGAAAAGTATTTTGGATTTCAAATTGATGAAATGAATACTTCTGTTGATAAGTATTATAGTTATTTATCCTTAATGAAAAAAGAAGCTCAAAAACTTAAAAGTTTAGCTAAATAGAATGAAAAAGTACAGTTCTAAAGATTTATTTAATGGTTCTCTGTTTGGAGAAGCTATAAAAGAAGCTAAAGATTTCTTAATGGTACTCAAAGAAGTACAAAATGAATTTAGGGAATACGGAAAGACCGCTGAAAAAAGGATAATTCAAACTAATGAATTGACTTCTGAAGGCATGGAAGAAGTAAATCGTGAAGTAAAGGAGGGTAATAAAAACTTAGAAGCATACAACAAAACTGTTGAGCAACAAATAAAAGTTGAAAAGGAGTTAACAAAGCTACAAAAGGAGGAGATAAAGCTAAAAGAAAGATTACTTGAGGGATCAAGTGAGCAGGCAAAAGTAAATGAACAGTTAAAGGTACAAATAGCAGCTCAAAACAAACAAAGGAAAGACGCGGCAAAACTTGCTACCGGTCAAATAAGTCAATACCAAAAAGAATCTAAGCGTTTAAGAGAACTAAAAAACGAATACAGGGATCTTGCTCTAGCTAATAAAGAGACTACAGAAGAAGGTCAAGATTTGCTTAAAAACATAATAAAGCTTGATAAAGAACTAAAAGATTTAGACGCAACTGTAGGAGATAGCTTTAGAAATGTCGGTAATTATGAGGATGCGCTTGGAGGATTAGAAAATCAGGTTAAAGGTCTTGACAAGACTTTAAAAGCTACTGGAATTGTGTTAATTCTTACTCAGGCGGTGGGAATAGCTCAGGACTTTTTTGGAAGAAGCCGGGAGGCTTCACTAGAAACCGAGAAAGCTTTTGCAAGATTTAGCGAAACAGTTAAAGTTTTTATTTCTTCTGCTATTGCTTCATTCGGGGGCGTAAAAGATGTAATTGTAGGGGTTTTTAATAATATAAGCGATAATATATCTAATTTCGTAACAAACATTCAGATTGCAACTGCAGAGACTAAACTGTTTTTTTTAGAGCTTACTGATAATCTTCCAGGTGTTGATGTTTCAAAACAAATCGACAACGTTAATAAAAGCATAGAGGGGTTAAACAAATCTTTTAAAGACACTAGTGAAAATTCAAATTTAATAAGCAAAGGAATTGAAGCAATTGAAGAAGCCTTTGAGGGAGATGAAAACACAATATCAAACGCTATTGATGTAAGGCTCAAATTGTTAGAGGTTACTCAAGATTTGTCAATAACAAACCTATCTTTAACCAGAAGCTTATCGGAGTTAATAACTGAACAAGATAGGTTAAGTACTATCTTTGAAGATGACACGAGAAGCTTTGAAGATAGAAACAAAGCTCTAGAGGGTCTTTTAAATGTAAACGAAAAAGTATCTAAGCAGCAGAAAGAAATAGCTGCAAACGAGCTTGAAATTGCAAGAATAAATGTAGCTTCAGATTTAGCTATTGCCGGGATTTTAGACAAAAAAGAAGCTCTTGCTCTAACTGATTCTGATTTGTTAATGTTGTTAAATGATAGAAACACAGCATTAAAAGTAAGCGACGAAGCTGAACAAGCATATACAGATGCTTTTATAACATATTCAGAAGCTAGACAAAACGCTCAAAACACAGAATTTTCAATTGAAAAAGAAAGACGAAAACTTGCTAGCGATCAATTAGAGCGAGATTTAGACATATTAATTGATAATGTAGACAATCAAAAAACTATCAATGAAAGATTAATAGATAACGCTAAGTTAAACCTTGACGAAAGACAGCGCATATTAAATGATACTAATAAAATCTTTGACGAAAGTTTCTCGCGGCAGCAAAATGTCATATCTAAATTTGCTAAAATACAAATAGAATCAGATTCTCAAATATCGGAATCAGAAAGAAAAAGAAGACTTGAAAAATTAGAAAGTATAAACATAAACGAACTTGTAGCTGAACAAGATTCTGAGATTGTAAGACAGAGAATAAGGGAACTCGGGTTATCTGAAATTTTTGAAGGCAGATTATTAGAGGTAATTAGAGACAGAAGAACAGGTATACAAGATCTTCAAGACGCTCAAGAATCCTTAAATGAATCAACAAAAGAATCTAACAAAATAGATCAAGATTCTATATCAAATATAGAAGAAATTATAGCGCTACAAAAAGCAAGAAATTCTAATGAAGTTGAGAAGGCAGAGGCAGAGTCTCAGAAAAAAAGAAGGGACCAAAGACTAGAATCAATTCAAGAAGAATTAGAATTAGTAAAAGAAGGTTCAGAAGAAGAAATAGAGCTTTATAACGAACAAACAGAACTATTATTAGATGCTGAAAGAGAAAGAGCAGCAGAAAGAATTTCTCTACAAGAGCAAACAGCAGAAGAGTTACGAGAAATAGAGGATGCTGTTTATACTTTTTTAGGCAACCAATTAGATGCTTACTATGATAGAAGGCAGGCAAGAATACAAAAAGACCTAGACTCTAGTGTAGAGGCAGAGAACAGGCTTTTAGAAGCTCAACAGGAAGGAGTTCAATTTAGTGAGGAAAGTGTTGCTGAAGAGAGAAGAAGACAAGCAGAACTGGAACAAGAGCAGTTAAGATTAGAAGAGCAACAAGCTAGGAGGGAGTTAGTACTAGCTTCATTGCAAGCTTATAGGGCTAACGATGGAAACCTTAGTAAAACATTCACGGATATTATAGCATTAAGAGAGTTTGCAAATAATATACCATTATTTTATGATGGTACAGAGGACACAGGAGCGGGAGGAAATGTCGATAATAAAGGAGGTTTTCACGCTATACTTCACCCTCACGAAAGGGTATTAACAGCGGCGCAGAATGAAGTTATTGGAGATTTGTCAAATGATGATTTAACAAGCGTAGCACAAATGTACAACACTGGTGGATTTATAAATAATGAAATAAAGATACCTGATTATGGCGAAAAACTTGAAGATTTAAAGAATGAAATCAAAATGCTACCAAAAAGGATGCCGGTGCCAGAATTCAGATATGACCAGGTAAATAAAATGATTATTGACACCGTTAAATATCCAGGTAAAACGGTTAATAAAAAATACAAAGCTAATCGATTGTTTTAATGGATATACAATTTAGGGTAAACGGTAAAAAAGTAGACAATCCTGTAGAGTGGAGAGGCATACAAATACTTGCTAGTTTTGAATCTGAAAACGTCCAGGCTTCAATATCAACAGAAGACTTTGAGCTTGTTGGGGATGCTAGAAAAGAAGTATTAGACCACATACAAGCGGGTTATTACTTTGAAGGAATACCTTTTAGTATGCAAATACAAAAGGGTCCATTAAGCTATGAATCTTTTAACGGATATTTAAACCTTCAAGATAGTTTTCAATACCTTTCAACTGATAGGGTAGTATCTAAGGCGGAGAAATTATCCGGAATTGATAGGTTTAGTAAAAAGCTTTCAGGCTTAACTTATGCAAATTTATACACTAATGGATTTATACAAGACACAGAGGTAGAATATGTAGTTGAAAAGAGAAAAAACACAATAGAGGTGGTTATGTGTGCGGTCATGATCTATCTAATGGTAAAAGAATTAATTAGAATAGTGGAGCGCATATCTGACACAATAGCGGAGGGAGTAGGGGAAACTTCCGGAGGTGTAAGCGGTGCCGTTGGTGCGGCTATAATGTTAGGCTTAAAGGTTTTAGTTGACATAGCTTATGCAGCGGCTCTTGTTATTGCTCTAACAGAAATGGTTCAAGAAATGATTTTTGGCTTTGTAAGCTTAGTTAAAAAATATAAATGTACAAGCTATTACGAGCTTATGCGTTCAGCTTGCCAAGCTTTAGGTTATAATTTTAATAGTACAATTGAAGAGCTTAAATATTATCATTACTTGCCGTCCAAGCCGTTTAATGGCAAGATAAAAGAGGGCATACCTAGAAGTTCAGACCCCGGATATAATTGCGCTGATTTTTTTGAAATAATGAAAAGAATGTTTTCCGCTCAAATATCTATTGAAGGGAAAACATTACACTTTGAAAACACGGATAACCCGTATTTTTTAAAAAATTCAACTTGGAAGTTACCCAGTGTATATAAAGAAAGGTGGCGCAAGAACGGCAACGAGTTAGCCGGCACTAGATTAATAAATTTTAGTACTGACGCTGTTGATGAGTGGACTGTTCAAAATGTTCAAGGAACTTTTTATGAAGTTAGGACGCTACAGAAAAAATATAGAAACGGTTTTGATTACCTTACTATTGACAGCGTAGACGATAGAGAATTTCCGTTTGCTTTAGGCAACACAAAGGATTCTTTAAATGACCTAGAAAAAGCCTTAAAATCACTTGCGTCGGTATTTGATGACGTAATAAGCGCACTGGGTGGAAGCTCCAATTTAACTTCAAGGGTTCAAAATCGTATAGGTATGTTGAAAATGGGTACAGATTCCCACACAATACCAAGATTAATATATCTTAAAAACGGTAAAATACCGAAGAATCACAGAGAATTACTAAGTGCCAAATTATTATATCAAAAATATATAAAAGCTGATAGTTTTGTATTTAGTATTAACGGTGGACAGAAAAGAATATATGAAAACGTTAGAATACCTTTCGGTTTTTCAGATTTCTTACAATTAATAGAAAATTCGTATTTTACAACTGATGACGGTTATAAGGGTAAAGTAACGAAAATATCTTGGTCGATAGATTCAGATTATGCCGAACTCGATTATTGGATAAAAGATCCGGATGCAACAGATAACTTACAAGAAATTTATATAGAGCCTTCATGATGGAAAACAAATTTATATTAGAAGCGATAAAAAACGCGAAAGAAGAAGCTGAAAAAGCTAACAATAAGATAGAGCAGGGTATGAGCTTAATTGAAGAATTAAAGAATAACTTAAAAACACAAGAAGAAAAAAATAAGTTTGACAATGAGATAAACCCCATTTTGGAGATATTGCCCGATTTAATAAAGTCTTCTTCTCTGGAAATGGTTAATAGTATTAAAAATAAAATGAAAAAGTAATGGCTGAATCTTTCGAAATTAGAAAGTCTTTATTTTATCCTTATCCTATAACCAACTTAAATAATGGATCTTCAGAGGTTGGAGGTATTTCTAAATTTAGGCAGAATGTAGGTTCGCCGGGAACTTTTAGGCTCGATTTTGATATAAACAATTTTTATATTAAAGATGAGGGGTCGCCTTTAAAGGTAACATTTATTTCTTTGTTTCCTACATTTATAGTTAGGCTAGAGCTACCAAGCGGAATACCAGAATTTAAGGATAAATTTGATATTAATGATACTGTAAACGTTCAGGCAAGGGGAGGGGCGTGGTCTTTTGTGGGTATTGTTCAGTTTTCCGACGATCAATATATGGAGTTGGCACTAACTGAGGTACCTGTTGGTGTTTCTGTTTTTGAAGGCTATTATAATCAAGAAGTTTTATTTAGGAACGACACACAAATAAAATCAATTGAAATAAAATACAATTTATCTCCTTCTGATAGGGTGAATTTTTCAAACGGGTTTGATGGTGGTGAGATGATTTACCAGGTAAGTCCTGTATTAGGTCAAAATGAAATAATGACATCTAAAACTGGTAAAGTAAAAAATTGGATTTTAAACGACTATCAACCCTTTTGTAATTTTACAGGATATAAAAATGATTATCAAGTATTAGGAAGTTATTTAAAAAGGCCAAACATACAAAACTTTATAGTTTACGGCATGCCGATAATAGTACCTTATTGGCGTGAAGACTTAGAGGATGAGTATAACAGCAATGTATACCCAGATGATTATATAGGGGACAAGGGGCCTAAATTTATAGCTCAAATAACAGCTTGGAGGAAAGAAGACCGGAGCGATAAGCCATTTAAGTATGAATTTGAGGTAGAATCTAGCACAGGATGGTATGATGAAAACGGAAATGGTGGAGAGTCACAAATAGAATTTACTTCTATAAGTTACCTAAATCTTAACAATGGATTAGCCTCTAGTTCGTTAGACATTGCTGATAATAACCAATTCACCATTGAATTAAATAGAAAGTCCGGATTATTTAGCACCAATAATAATGTTGGGGTTTATATAGCTTCTAAATCTGAATATGAACGTTATTACCAGAGCGATTTAGATCATTCTCTTACTTACATATACAGCGGCGCACAGGTTGAAGCGGACGGAGTAAGTTTGCCCACTCCAAACGCAATAGGAAAACAAGAAATTCAAACCCTTCAATCAAGTTTAAGCAATGGTGGTCAAACCATGACAATTGTAGGGACTCATAAAAGTTCTGTTAGTAGTGAGCAATCCCTAGATATAGGAGACGAATATATATTAATTGTTACTATCTGGGATCAATTAAACGACCAATTAGTAAACGTTTTAGCAGATGATAATACTTATACTAGATTTACTGATGAAACCGGTCTAGTGGAATATATACAGGGTAAAATATTTGATCCAGATTCAAACCCCTTAGATATAGATAATCAAGGATATACTAGTGGGGATTTTTGGAACGAAGACGGCTTAAGTATAGGCTTCAAATTTAGACAAACTCCGTCTCAATTTGGAGAAATAACTAATTTAGAGTTTAAGCTTATAGCTGTAAGAGACGGGGCAGCCGATGGAAGAAACGACTATTCGAATGAAAACGATGTTGTTTATATACAAGATTATCAAATACCTTTTTCAACGGTTGCAAAAAATCCAAACGGATTGCCTATTTATCAAGGTAACGATTTAAGACAGTTTAATCTAAACGACGATAACCCATTTAAGCAGGTTTTTGTTAATACAGTTGATAACACAACAGAAACAGAAGTTAATATTAATTGTGCCTTCAAGGTTAATTGGCAATATTGGAATGAACTACAAAACGTTCCGGATGTGTTCTTTAACTCAAATGATGCTTTTAATGGGTTTAATGAAAGAACATCTAATTATAGTCAAAAACCTTCTGGGGATGAATATAATGTAAAAGCCGTTCTTTTTGTTACGTGCGAAAACAGATTAACACCATTCGAAACAACATACGCTTATGAGATACCTATAAATGTATATGATTGTAACGAAGACCAATATACTAGACAGGGTAATTTCCCAGATTGGACAGGCGAATTATTCACTGAAAAAGTAGACGGCACAGATTTAAACGGCAAAGTTTTAACTTCTGAGGTTACGGTAATAAAAATTCATTGGATAAATAACGGTAGGGTATCTGGTTTAGATGATTATTGGTTCAAAACAAGAATACAAGAATCCTCACAACCTCAATTTGATATATGGGAAATAAGCAACTTGGAAGACCCTGCAAATAATAATTTGTTAGGTGCAGTTTTGGGAGAGACAAGACTAAAAGTATATAGTGATGGTTTAGATGGGTTTTGGACTGAATGCCAAACAATACCTTCTAGATTATCGCAAGGATCTTCTTATATATTAAGTGGTAGAATTGGCAAAAATGATGCAGGACAAACTCAGGGGTTTGGGTTTTCTTTAGGGTTTAGTACAGGTTTTAATTCATAAGTAAAAAAAGTATTATATTTATATTATGTTTATAATTACTGTACCTGATAATTTCCCACAAACAGAAAGCGGACAATGCATAGCTCAGGAAGTTGAATTAAAAACAATCCCAGATTCTCCTCAGTCAGATTATTGTTTATGTGATTTAGGTTTGTCTGTTTGTGATTATGAAGAGTTATCATTTTATAATGGAAGCAACAAATACGAAAATGATTACACATCTTTATTCGTTAATAAAGTTGACACAAGCGATATAATCGAGTTTTATGCTGTAAATAAAAAAACCGGAGAAGAATTTCAATTAACAGACTTAAATAGTTCTACTTATGGTATTTACAGCGAAGACGACAATCATATAGGTATTAATATTGATACAACAACATTTAAAACAAACAATCCTACATGGACTAAATTTTATTTAAGGGTTAGCCAAAATGTTTTCGGTGAAATATTATCATTTGAAACACATACTTATAATATGGTACAATGGGATGAAGAAAGAGCTAACGGAACGGTAAGAATGGAAGTAGTTCAGAACGGATATATTGAAAGCGGAAATAATTATGGCTCTTTAAATTGGATGAGATCCGTAAGGATTAAGGGGAAATTTGGAGACTTTAAGCCTGAATTTGAAGCTGATAATTACATGGACGGCAATAGGATTATAAAGCAAATACAGGATAAGGTTATTAAGAAGTATACTTTAGAGACTGAGCTAATACCTCAAAGTATTATGAACATGATTGCATTGAATGATGTTTTTGCCAATGAAATAATTATAAGTGATTATAATATTAAAAATGCTAATTATAAGGGGGTTAGTGTGGTTCCGGAAAATATAGATACAACGTATTATGAGAAAAACCCGAACGGAAGTTATGAAATAGAATTCAAGGCTAAGAAAGAAAACGATATAAAACATAATGTGTAATGATTAAAAATAAAGCTACACTACTACAACAAATACAAGATAATTTTCCAGATAATACCTCTAGATTAATAACGGAGGAAATAATGAGGAATGAGTCGTCGGACTGGGTAAATAGTTTGGCTAATCTTATAGATGATAAACCAAAATTTAATCTTAGAGACTTTACAGATAGGGAGTACGATGAAGGAGAATTTTGTTTTTATGATGATGGTACAAGTCAGGGAATTTATAGGGCAAACCAAATAGTTTCGGGATCGCCTTTTAACCCGTCTGAATGGGATTTACAGGCAGCTCTTGGGGTTGTTTCTTTTAATGGCAGGAACGGGTCAGTAATGCCTCAGCTAGGCGATTACGGGTCCAATATAATTAATAATGATAGTTCTGTTAGTGGTTCTACTGTTTCGGATGCTTTAGATTATTTAGAATCACAGCTTTCGGTATCTGCTATTAATCAATTTTATGTAAATTCAAACAACATAAACCCAGGTACAGGAACAATTGACGACCCGTATCAAACCGAAGAAATAGCTAAATCCACCATAATAGGAACAGGAACATCTCTTGATCCTGAACTGGTTCCAATTGGTCAATCAGCCGCTATTATTGTACAATCTGGTTCTTATACATGTTCAAGTAATTTATTAATAAACCGGTGTAACTGGGTTTACGAATTAGGTGCCGAGTCAGATTATACCGGAACTGATGCCAGGTATGTTTTAGATTCAAATGTATTTAACCCTGCAGAATATACAGAGTCTTATATTTTGGGTGCTGGTAAGTTTACAACTTCAACGGGTTCAATCTTTAGGAATGACTTAGGGGATAGCTCTAACGGGGCAAAACTAACTATAGAGTATTTAAGGATCGACAGCAACGTTATAGACGCTAATCCTGAAGCTCATCCTGTTTTTAATATTGATAAAGTTTCTACCAACATAGCTTTTAATTCTTGTCTGGAATTAATAGGTATAAACAAATCTATAATTTTCAGTGGTACGCAGACAATTATAAAAAGCGGAGATAAAACAAATAACAGGGGTAGAGTTCCGTTTTCTTGTTTTGATTGTTTTTTCATTATTGGATCAGTTTCCACACAGGCAACAATGAGCGCAAACGCAAGAATTGCCGATGTTTTTAGACCTCAATTAACAACTTTTAAAAATTGCTGGTTTTCTTCTACCAAATCAGATTATATAATTACAGTGGACGGCCCGACTAGGTTGGTTCAATTTGATAATTGCAGATTTTTAACTTCTGGGTCAAGCTCTGCTATTAAGTCTTTAGGTATCTTGGAAGTAGGGGATGAGTTTTTATTAAGTTCTGATGGAGGCGGAAGTTCTGCAGTTTTATCATTGCAAATAATAAATTCTTTATCTGATGATAAAAATTTCACTAATCCAAATGATTTAATAGTTTTCAATGGTGCTGGTAACTTAACGCAATTATATCTTAATAATAACAATTTTCAAGGTAAGCCTAGTTCAAATATAAATATTGCTGAATCAATAAGCTTTGAGGGGGACGGAGTGAATCCGAAACCTTTTACAGTCCTTAATTATTTTGATGGAAGTATGCGTATTGATAACATTCCAGATAGTAGCGGGAGCTTATTTGTATTAACTCAAGACCCAGACGGAAATTTAGAAAAATTAGATATTAGCTCGTTTCCTTCTTCCGCTTCAAACGGTATTGAAATAAATTCAGGAGACGTAAAACTGGGAACAAACCCACTAATACAACCGACATCTATTCCAGGAGGGGGTCAGTCTTTTAGTTTGGGAGAGGTTAGTAATAGATTAGGATATACTGAGCTTAACACTTCAGGGGGTGTTTTCTTTTCCAATGTATCAAACGGGAGCGCAACCGGTTTTATGGACATATCGTGTACTACGGATTCGGATGGGTTTGCATATGGTGTTTTCCAATTACTGCCAAGCGCAGTAGGAGATGTTTGTACTTATTCTTTTGCGTCTGGTTCTAATACAACAGGAGGGGACTATTTCGGTATACCTTATGAAAATGGTTATGGTGAATTTGAATTTATTTCATATAGTGGCGATACTGTTTCGAACACTGCTACAGTATTAAGAACACATGGGAATGATTCATTTTATGGAAACTTTGGTACGTTCGGGATAATGTCTGATGTTTTTGGTACCAGAACAATGTTACAAGGGTTTACTATAACACCAACCAATTCCTTTGAGTTTACTGATACAAAATCAGGGAAAGGGTTATCATTTAATAATTGGACTGTAGACCAGGCAAACGTAAATACAACTACCGACAAAAGCGCAATACTTTCTATAGGTTTGGGAGAAACTATATTTGGAGATGTTAAAGGACCTACATCTACAGATGATTTAAACCTGGCGGCATTTGATGGAACAACCGGTAAATTATTAAGAGATATTACAGGGGTAAAATTATTATCAGATGGATCAATAATATCTCCACAAGGGCACTTCATTCAAAGTACAAACAAAGGGATGGGTACTGACTTAAGTGATATGTTGTTTTTTAAACAATCGGGGATAAACTTTATTACTAAGGCTGCAGGTGTTTCCGGAGATTTGGTAATTGGTGGAGCGTTTAGGACTTCTATAAATGGTGGGTCTGGTGCTGAAATTATAGTAGAAGACGCTGGTCCTGTTGGAATTGGCGTTGTTCCTTTGCAAGATTTCCACGTTAACAAAACTACTCGTTTTGATGTTGTGGCAAATGACAACACAGCGACGCAAATATTAGCCAGAGACTCAAACAATGATTTGGTTTATGTTGATAAAAGCTCTATTGTTGGTATATCAAAATATACGGAAACAATAAATACATCCGACTGGGTGGCAGGAGGAACTTCTGGTTATTATTTTGACATAGTACACCCTTTAGTAACAGAGGAAATAATTGTTTCAGTTAGAGACTTATCTACAAAAGCCAGAAAATCTCCCAATGAAGAAATAGTTATAGACTCGACCACATTGAGAATAGAAAGCGTAAATAATACGGATGAATACACAGTTACAATTATAGGATAATATGAACAGGCAATTTGACCCGACAGGCAGCAGTTTTATCTCCACAAACATAGACGACGCAATAAAAGAGGCAGCTACAAAAGGACCCGCTGGTATAACTCCAGTTATATACGTTAAAACGGGGTTAATTACTGGTGTTGGTGTTATGGAAACGCATTCTAATTTCACTAGTCCAAGCGGTAAATATTATGGTTCTGGATCTAACTTGAGTCTATTAGGTTTTAGATGGAATATAGCAAT